CATTGGCTTAGAACTGTACCTTCTCTTCCTGCTGATCCCAAAAGGATTGAAGACATTAACACATCTGCTGAAGACCATTTATACGACGCTACGCGGTATGGTTTATTGATGAAGCGCGCTAAGAGTGTTAAACCCAAACCTAAAGTTAAAAAGCCAGATAGATTTACGATGGAATGGTTAGATAATTTAGATACAATATATGAGGATAATTCGCAATGGATTTAAATGTTTTAACTTCTAATCCTAATTTGTCTGCAGATGTAGCTCCAGATTCAAAAGGATTAATAAAAAAATACCAGGAAAATATCTATTTATCTTATACCAAATGGAAAAAACGTTATAAGGAAATAGAACATGCCAGAAGGTATGCTCTTGGAAGAATAAATAAAACTACCCAATCAATGGTTAGTGAGCAGTTGTTACAAGAGTCTGGTCGAATAGTAAAAGGTAATGTTATTCATGCAACACTGCAGGGTTTGCTTCCGCATATATATGCCAAAAACCCAGAGATTCAGATTAGACCTGTAGAGTATGTTGATCCTGGCGGTCAAGATTATAGAATGGCTGAATTATTTGCTTCTACTTTACAATTAGTTTTAAAGGAAAGTTACAAAAAAGCTGATTTAAAAAGAATTGCAAAACAAGTTTTAAGATCTTGTATGACTAGCAAGATTGGAATTATTAAGATTACTTATCAGCGAGATTATTATCAAGATCCTTTAGTTAGTCGCCAATTTGAGGATGCTCAAGAAAGTTTAGCAAAAATTCAATCAGATATTTTAACTCTGCAAGATAATGATAATTATGATGGAGACAAGGATGAAATAGTTGAAGAATTAGAGCAAACCATTATGGGCCTTCAAGCTAAAGTAGATGTTATGTATAGAGAGGGTTTAAATTTAGGTTTTGTTAAACCTGAAGATTTTAGAATGGATACATCAGTAGATAGTTTGTTAGATTATGAACAAGCTAAATGGATGGCTAATTGTACGTGGATGACACCCAAGGAATGTAGAGAAAGATTTGGATTAACCAAACAAGAGGTTGATAAATTTACCATTTACCGAAGAACTCAAGATGGAATACCTGGTAGATTAAATCGAGATACCAAATCATATGGCGGTTATGATGGTGAAGAAGATGTTAATCTAGCTGTAGCTATTTGGGAATATTGGGACAAAGGTACTCAAACTGTTTATACTTGGGCAGAGGGTGGTGGCAAATGGATTAAAGAACCTTTTTATCCTAATAGAATGGGTGACCGTTGGTTTCCTTATTTTGTTCTTGGTCTTAACTGGATTGATGGTCAAGAATGGCCTATATCTGAAGTAGAACTATTAATGAATCTTCAGGATGAATATAATACTGTTAGAACTCAGATGGCTAAGCATAGAGAACTCGCGGCTCCTTTTTATGTAGCTGATTCTAGTAGAATAAATTACGAAGATATAGAAACATTTACTAATGCTACTATTGGTGATATAGCTCTTATAAACGCTGGTGGAACTGGGGTTAATAATGTATTTCAACCCGCTCAAACCCCACCCATGAATATGAATGTTTATGATACTACACCTATTCGAGGTGATATAGAATGGATTAGTGGTCTGGGTGATGCTCAAAGAGGTGGTATAATGAGAGCCAAGACGGCAACAGAAGCTAATATTCAAAATGAAGGTTTAGCTACTAGAGTTTCAGAAAAAATAGATTCTGTAGAGGGTTGGTTAAAGGATGTGTCTAAATTTTCTGCTCAACTTTTATTACAGGAAGTGCAACCTCAGAAAGCTATAGAAATTGCGGGACCTCATGCCTTTTGGCCAATACTGAACAAGCAACAGCTTTATGATTCTATACATATACAGATTACGGCCGGCAGTACCGCGATGCCTAATGAGAATGAGGATCGTATGCGATGGATAGAATTAATGCCATTAATTATGCAAAATATCCAAATGGTACAATCATTAAGAGATGTAGGAATTCCAGACGAATTTAATCCATATATTCAGTTATTAAATGAAACGTTTAAGAGGTTCGATGAGCGTATCGATGTTTCTCAATTTATGCCTCCAATGCCTGAGCAGATGCAAACGCAGGTTATTCAAAATAAAGTTATGCAGCAATTAATGATGGGAGGTGATACACCACAGGGTAAGGCCGGAGTAAACGGCGGAATGCCATCTGATATGACTCAGCAATTAAATGAAGTAAGCAATGTTCCCAATAATAGAGTTGATCAAAGGGAACGAAATCAGTATAGACAACCATCTACATAAGGGGGCTAGATATGGCCGAAACTGAAGAAAATAAAGAATTATCACATGATGAAATGTATCAATCCACTAAGGATGTACTTTCTGAAGCTATAGATAATTTAGAACTGGAGTCTGAATATAGTGAATCAAAATCACCTACTTTCGAAGAGGCGCAGGATGCGCAAACGCAAGATATTGAAGCTTCAAAAGAAGAAACGACGGAGGACGTTACTTCTCCACAACAAGAACCAGAAGGAAACTTTGATGAGCAACCACGTTTAGAATTAGCTGAAGAAGATAACGAATTTATAGGTAATCTTAAACCAAAAGCTCAAGAGAGATTCAAACATTGGATAGATAGAGCCAATAAAGCAGAATCCCAATTAGAAGATAACGCTCCAGCTTCACAAGTATTTGACCATATATCTGATAGTACAACTAATCCAGATCAACTTAACTGGGCTTTGAATATTTTTAATGGTCTTAATTCTGGTAATTACGATAATGCAAAAAATGCATTAAAAGCTTTAGATACATTTTCTGATCAAATAGCTCAAAAATTAGGAGTTAATTCTACAAATAATGAATCTAGTTCATTTAATGATTTTGAAGATTTATCTAAGGCTGTAGAAGATTTAGATATGAGCGAGGATTGGGCTAATAAATTAGCTTCCGAAAGAACTGTATCTAATTCTAGATTACAAGCTCGAGCTCAATTTGATCAAACAAACGCCGAAACACAGGAACAGCAAGTATGGTATAATAATGAGTCAAATAAAGCTTATACTCAAATACAGGAATGGGAAAAAGGAATTGTAGACTCCGATCCGGATTATAACCTTAAAAAAGAAATAATGATGGATATAGGAGCAGAAATTGCTAATTCTGAAATGCTTCCTAACCAATGGTTAGATACATTAAAGAGTCAGTATAGTATTTTATCTAGAGGTATAACCGCAGCCTCTAGTAAAATACCTCAAGCTAGTAAAGGGAGCGGGCCTCTAGCACCCGCCGGAAATAGCGGTTCACATAGTGGTTCTGGTTATTTAGAAACAGCTGAAGTAACACCGGAGTTTCTTCAGGCTCATCTTGACCAAATGCGCTCTTGACAGGATAGGACGTAAAGATCTAGGAGATCGTCCGCCTAGTAGCACGTATGGGCATTCGTGTAGCCAACCCTGTTCCATTAACTTTACATTACCTTAGGAGGTAATATTATGGCAACACAAACAGCTCTAGCTGCTGCCGACATTACCCAATTGGGTTATGTAGCTCTTCAGAATTATTTGAAGAATAAGCCTATTGACCAGGTCGCAACAGAGCGGCCCTTGCTCAAAGCTCTCATGGCTAAGAAAAAGACATGGGGCGGCGGTAAAGAAAATATCGTTGAGCAGATTCGCACGGGTTATGACAACAACTTCGAATGGTTTGGTGACACGTCGCTGAACACGTCGGATACTGTTGGTTATAACACTCGCGATACGGTTCGGCAGGCTTACTATCCTTGGAACTCGGCTCACGACGGCTTCCAGTTTTCTGAAGACTACCTAATTGGTAACGGCATTTTAGTCGGTGATTCGCAATCACCTCGTAACTCAAGCGCTGCTGGTCTTGTGCAGTTGACCAACGTCTTCAATGAGTCCATGGAGGTTCTACGTCTAGGTTTTGAAGAGATTCTTGACCAGTCGTTGCATCTTGATGGAACTATCACTGTTGGTGGTGGCACTTCAACCGCAAGTAAGGCTATTAATGGTCTAGACTTTATAGTTCCTTTAGATTCTCGTACAGGTACGGTTGGCGGTATCGACCGCGCTACTAGCAGCTTCTGGCGCAGTAACTATGATACGGGTAGTGGTCTGAATACGTTCGGCACTACTACTCCTACTGGTTATGCTGGAAGCGCTTTGTTGGCTCCTATGCACGTCATGTGGCGCGCTTGTCAGAAGAATGGCGGGACTCCGAACTTTATTTTAGCTGGTACTGATTTCATTAAGTCTTATGAAATTGCTGCAGATGCAAAAGAGTCTCGGTATGCTGTACAGCCTGGAACGGCGCAAGCTCCTTGGAATATGGATCCATCTCTAGAAATTAAAGATGGCGGTACTTTTAC